GGCCAGCGCTACCTAAGTGCAATCCCCGCTCACCGCCGCATTCAGGAAGTTTCCAGAGCCGTCCCAGTATCCAAGCTGGTTGACTGTGCCGGGGGTGTAATCTAACTTTGACGACCACGCGGCATTAAATTGAGCGGCAGTTGGCACGAAGCCATAGTACCATCCGGGATTTGAACCGCCAGCGAAAGCCTGCGAGCTGAATAGCAAAAGTGCAATCAATAATCTTTTCATGGCGATTTCCTTAAAGTAAATACAGCGCTATGAAGGGCGCGGATGTTGTGGGCATTTGATTTATATTCACCGTTTCCTGAAAGTTTGTCGGCGAGTATCCGTCTATCGTAGCACTTGCGGCGGTTTGTGAAATGCTCACAAGATATGTCCCAGTACTTCCCGCAACTCCGGTTTGCTGCGCGCCCAGCGTCTGCCCTGTTGACATATTTGCGCCTTCCAGCCCCATGCCCTGAACGAGTGTACCAGAAGCAATCGCCGTCACGGTCAAAGTCGTTCCGGTGATCGAGCCGGTAAAGACTGCGCCAGGTGCATCATTGCTTGAGGCCATGCCGATTGACAAGAGCTGCGCCCAGCTACCCAAGGCCAGTATTCCGGTATTGAATCGGCTGGAAATAACATTGATTCCGATCTGCGCCGGTAATCCGCCATCCGCCCCGGCGAAGGCGTTTGTTATGGCGGTTTGCACAAGAGCTAAAGCGTTCGACGGTACGCCGGAATTATTCTTGATGTTGACCGCGAGATAAACGGGCAGATTGATTGCAGTCTGGAAACTCACGGAATAAGCGATTCCCGGCGAACCGTAAGGTGTGCTGGTATCGTAGACAGTCTCAATCGTGCCCCCGGTATAACCGCAACCGGGAGGCTTTTTAGTCCATATCGCATTTGCCACATCTTGAGCAATCCCACCGCTGACACAGGCATAGATTGAATTGGAATTGATCTGCACACCGCCGATTTTCAGCGTATTGCTGGCGACCGTCATGCTTTTGGTCAGGTTGTACGTCCCCGCGCCGCCAGTACCAGTGCCGAATGTGGTGATGTAGGTTCCGTTGGTTATGCCGGGATAACCGCTGACATACATGCCGGCCACTATTCCAGATCCCGAAGTCACGGTCAGAACCGTTCCCGCAATCGAGCCGACAACGGTAGCGGCTGGATTGCTGGCTATCGGGTAAGCTTGATAATTGTCGGTGACGTACGCCGAAAGTACGTTCGGCACGGCCAGGATCGCGGATTGAATCGAAGCGTTCGTATTTTTTGAATTGCCTTGAACGGAATTCTGGCGGCGCAATTCGAAAGCAGCGCGAGACTCGACCGCAGTACCCTCGACACCGCTTACCAGAGTAGAACTGTCCCAATTCGCCGGGCCTTGGTAAATCGTGACGGCGACTGACGGGATGCTGATCGGGCCGCTGATATTATTCGCAAATGGCAAGGTGATCGCGCCGCCAACAGGAATTGTCCCGGCTATTGTGCATGAGTAGATATTGCCTAACAGGTCTTGCACCGAAGCGCCTACCGGAATAACCACGCCTGTCAATCCCGAGCAAGAGACCTGAATCACGGTGGACAATGGCGGGTTGCGCGTCATCATGTAATAACGCCCGATGCCATCCTGAAACCTGCCAGAAGCATAGGCCGGGTCAAAGTTGTTTGCCAACAGAAGGAATGCGGCATTGACCGCCGAGAGCATCGCGGCCTCACTAGAAGCGATTTGCCCTTGCGGAGTCTCAAGATTTGAGCTGAGATTGCCTCCGAAGGCCGCGTTTATATCCGCCTGCGCGCCGGTTAAAATATCAGCTTCAGCCGGTATCGTGATTCCGGATGAGAGGATTTGTATTTTTGGAACGAGAGTTGGCATAATTTTGTCCTCAGAAACTGATATTTTGCGCCGCACCAGCCGTGTCAATAATCTCGACAACGCCAGTCATCACGCGGTCGTTAATGTAAATCGCGGTGCATTTTGCCTTCACCACATCCGCCACCGTCATCGCGGCCTTTTCCGCTTGCGCTTTCATGATAGCCGCTGCATTCGATTGCCCTAAAATCTGCGTGAGATAGGGTACGCCTTTGCTGGTATTGTAGTACAGCTCGCCGTAGAATAATTTGATTGCCGAGGCGACATCCTGTGAGATTGAATACGGCGGAGAGGCCATGGCGATATTCCCGTTTGAGTCAACGAGCAAATCACCAGAAATTGGGTCTAAAAGGATAGTGTTTTTCATGTCAGTATTTGATTATCATTTGAACACCCATACCGGCGGCTAAGTTGTCTGGGCCACCCGTTGTTGGATTGCCGGTGTAAGGCCCGGAGAATGCATTTGCATTAACCGTGCCACCGTATGGCCCGGCTGCGGCATTGCTTCCAGGAGCAGGTGCGGTATATGGATGAACGTGATTAATGGTCACGCCATTACTCAATACCCCCGGCGTTCCTTGTATCGGCACATAGCCAGCAGCATAGTAAGGAAGTCCCACCGTTGTTACACCATCGCCGCCCCATGCCGTGCCGAGCACAATCAATCTTGGGTAGGTTGTCAGCGATACGAGTGTTTGAGCGGTTGGACATTTCAGCCATCCAGCAGGTATTGCCGAGCCAGTAGGCCATGCAACTTGAATCCCGGCCCAGCTGCTCAAATCAATCCAA